CCATATAAATTTCTGTTTCTGCCATAGATTTGATACATTGATATTCTATATTTTGTGATACACCTCTCGAAGCAACCCTCTTACCTTTAAGACAATCACTCATAGAGTCTTGTATTCTATGCTCCTTGATCTCTCCATTAACTATTAATAAAAGTGCTATAACAATTTCCTGCATTAGTGTGTACCATTTGTGTATTTCATTTCTCTACTAGCATCTTTTAATTTTTCAATATCATTTAATGCTTTTTCTAATTGTTTTTCTACATGCTCTAGCATGACTTGATTGTGTATGTTTTTATCTAAAAGTTCTTGATGCTTCTCTACAGTTTCGTACAAATCTTCCAATAATAAAAATTGTTCTTTATCTACTGTAGTTTGTTCACTAGCTTTTAATAAATCTGCATTCATTAATTCTCTAGAAGTTTCAAGTGAAGTAAGTCTAGCAGTGATCTCAGTGTAAGCAAATATACCCATGGCAACACCAATGATAATACCAACCATATTTTTAATTGGCATAGCAACAGATGTATTTTCACTTAACTTCATTACATTCCACCTCTATTCTTAGCTTTCCAAGATCTTTTTCTATGCTTGTTCATACTGCTCATTTTTGGTCTACGACCAATACTTGTTTTCTTAGGTATCCTTTCATGAGGTAGCTTTTCAAGATCGAACTTTTTTTTTGCCATATCTCTTTTTCTTTTTCTTCTTACCTGTTTGTTGAGCAAGAAGTGTAGGCTTCTTTCTACTATATTGTGATACCATCATTGTAGGTGCTTGATTGCTCATTACTATATAATTATTGCAATGATCAAAATAACAACAGCAACCGCAATTGCTTTCTTATGTTCTGCCACAAAATGTGGAATATGTTCTTTTAAGTTCATTTCTTTCCTCCTCTAAATATTTGAGTTCCTTTTATACCATAAATACTCGCCACGACAAGAATCCACAAATTTGTGAACCATTGCGGAAGCGATTGGAAATGCTCAAAAAATACTTTTATTTTTTCCATAGCTTGAGCATCATCTGAAAATACTCCGTAAGCTAAAACCAGAATTGGAAGTGTCAATATAATTAAAACCGCCTCATCTTTATAATCTGATTGTCTTGCTTCTAATAATTTTCCAGAATATTCTAACTCACCACTAGCCATCTTTTCTGCATGAGCTGCTTGAGCATCTGCCATACGCATTTTAGTTTCTTGTTTCTTTTTATAAATATGCGTACCTGCATTCAAAGCTAGTTTAATTGCACTAAACCACATTATACTAAATCCTTTGCCTTACCAATTACAGGCTTGTATTTTGTTTTGCCTTCAAATCTATAAGCATGAAGGAATTGCTTTCTTGGATCTTTATCACAAATACTACAATGTATCCATCCAGAATTAGGCTCACCTACTTTATAATATTCTAATATTAATTGATCATAATCTAGGTTTTTGTTAATCCAATCTGCAAGTTCCGCATTGTCAGTACCCATAACTTCGAAGTCTGCTGCCTCTGCTTTGGCGTGTTGACTATTAACTGAACTACCAATAGCAGCACAAAGTTCTGGTGATCTATATCCAGATGTAACTTTGACTCTACCAAAGTGATCTCTAACTGGTTGAAGTATAGTCTCGCAAAGAGTTTTAAGTTTTTCTATTTGATCTGCATTAGGATTGTTATCAATACCTTTTCTAATAGCAGTATCTGATTTAATTAATTCTTGTAGTGTAAAGTTTCTTGATAGTTTCATTCGTATATTATCCTCACATTAAGTTTCTTTTGTTCTTTAGTTGCTCCTCTAGATATAAAAGTTCCTTTGAGATTTCTTTTGTATCCGTCTGGTGCAACATAACTATCTTTCTTTCTATAATTTTTACTCTTAACATCGTAAGCAGTATACTCACCTGTAGACATATTTAAAGTCACAATATCCACTGGACCAAGACCACCAACAGGTATAAATACAATAAGATTAGGATCTTTTGCAAGTCGTAATTGAGCTGAAAGTTCTGAAGTTAATCCTGTTACGGCTTTTTTTCTTCTAGCCATTGAATTTAAAGAAACCAACAATAGCAGCTATTAGACCTGCTAAGAAAACTAAGACATGAACTGCACCTTTACCTTTGTTCATATCCTTTCTTAATTCTTTTATATCTGATCTCATCTCATCGATTGCTTTAAATAATGTTTTCATTCTTTCTGCACAGATAGCTTCGTGCTTAGATATTCTATGACCTAATGATGCATGAACTAATTCTTCTGTTTTCTTTTTTCTAGGCATCTACTTTAAGTTCCTTACATTCAAATCTAATTACAATTTTTTCTTTTTCAAAATCTGGTCTATCCCATTCTTTTAATTCTTTTAAATTTCTAAAAGTTTTTTGAGCAATAGCATAACCTGCATTTACACAATCATAATGTGTATTAAATTGATAACCAGATATTGTATTGTTTGGACATTGACCTGTAGTCATGCTGCACATATAAAGAACTAATAAATATTTCATTCTATTGTTTTTTTCTAGGCATTAAACTCTCACAATTACAATACCAGAACCACCATTTAGGTTAGTTGCTGTGCCAAAACTAAAGTGACCTCCACCAC